CCAAGTTACCATAACGTTCATCCAAGCATTAAAATCTCTAAATACTTGTGTTGTAACGAGAGTTCCTACTTGTGCTGAACCACTATATAGATTATATCTACACGTACCATCAGCATTAAATCTTAAATTAAGTTCTCCATCACCACCTGCATTTCCACAAGTAAATATACCATTTTCTGCCTCATTAATAAGTTTAAGCCAACAAGAAAAACTACCTTTGTACTGACTAGTAGGTGCTTGACCAAAAGATGTTATTTGTAATTGGTCAGGAGATTCATCCCACCTACAGCTTTGCTCGATTTGATAGTCATAAAAAGCTGCTGTAGCAACACTTCCAGGATTTTGAAAAAATTCACCTTGTAACATTAGTTATGTCTCCTATGCAAATGCAAGTTGTGGAGCTCCTAGTTGTATTGAGTTAGAAGCCTTAACAAAATATGGTATGACATCGACTGCATTAGCAGCTGTCGATATAGTCAAACCAGAACCACCAGCAGTTTCATAATCAGTTCCTAAACTTAACGTACGACTGCCAGTGCCATCTTGAATAAATACTATAATACCAGACTGTCCTACTGACTCTGTACTAGGATTAGCTAAGGTAACATTACCTGTTGCAGTCAGCACAAAATGCTGATAGGTATCAAAATCTAACGTGATACTACCTGTTTGTGATCCAGCAGTTTGTGTGCTACCTCTTTGTGCTTTAGTAAACGTATTGTTTTCATCTTTAGCTACTATATCTGCATTAAAAGCTTGAACATCACTTCCTATTGCTAAACCTAAAGCTGTTCTTGCAGCACTAGCTGATGTTGAACCAGTACCACCTTTAGCTACTGTTACAGTTGGTAAACTTGCTGTACCTATCGCACCACCTAAAGTATCTAGTGATACTTCAACAATGTTCGTTCCATCTGCATATGCAAAATATATTTTTTGTTGGTCTGGAGAAAAGCCAGTTCCACTTGCAGTTTTAATAGTTAAGTTTGTTGGATTGGTTACACCTGTTACATCAAAAATATACATTTTTTCAATGCTATCAGGTACTGTTAAGACAGTGGCTCCTGATAGGGTTACAGTAGCCACTTTTACAACCATATTTCTTGCATTAGATACTGTACCATCAGTCATAGCAAGTGCTACTGTTGCTCCACTACCAACAGTTACTTGTTCAAATCCACCGATTGCTTGTTGTACTAAATTTAAATTATTATTTGTTTTTGTTCCCCATGTACCAGCGTTTTCACCAGTAGCCATGAGTTCCAGTTTTAAATCTGATGAGTAAGTTGATGCCATATTTTATCCTTTTTTTATGCCGCTGTAGTTATCTTAATCCAAGTAGCTGGTGTCCCAGTATCTACTCTGTTCCATGCTATTATTATTACACTTCCAACATTACTCGTCAATACTACTCCTGTAACATCATCCACAGTCCCATGACCTGTAACCTCTGTTACTGCACCCGCTGTTGATGTTGCCGTTACACCCGTTACATCATATCCTGACACTGGCACTATAGAACCAACTGCTCCTGTTGCAGATACTCCCGTTACTTGTACTGCACCTGTAATCGGTATTGTAATAGTGCCTACAGAACCTGTAACAGAAACTCCTGTTGGTTCTATCAATGTAATAGGTGCAACTATCGCAGTACCAGCTCTTGCAGTCGCAGATACTCCTGTAACTCCTACAGTAGCATCTCCATCAAAGTCAACTGTTCCAAGTGTGCCTGTTAATTGTAATCCTGTTGGAGTAATCTCAACGCCTTGTGTAGTAGTAACATCGTTAGTATTAGATTGTAATCCAATGCCTGTTGCATCTATTACAACAGTCTCAGATACAGTTGCAGTAACTGTTCCAGAAGCAGAGGTCATACTTACACCTGTAACTATAACAGAATATGCACCATCCCAAACTCTATTACCCCAAGTTCCTCTACCCCAACCTTCTCCTATCTCTGCATCCACAGTAATAGAACCTACTGCTGTTGTAGAGGCAACACCAGTAACAGAAACATCTATATTGTTTTGAGCTCCCCAACTACCCTCACTCCAAGATAATAAACCCCAAGTATTGGCTGCTTCAGTATTAAGTTGACCACCCATACCAGAGTGGTATTGACAATAGTAATATAAAGTAGGCGCAGAGGTAGCTACTTGTATAGTAGTTAAATAATTACCATCATCTTTTGTGACACCAGTAGTATATTCAGAACCACTATTATGTGTACCATCAGAGGTTGTTGAAAATCTTAAAGGATGTCCAGAGGCAGCAGACCAATTAAATACATAAGTACCACCTTCAGCTAAAGTAAGTGTATCTTGTTGAACACCATCAAGAAAATATTTATTTGCACCCCCAACACTTTGAACTGTGACAGTAATTGTTCTTGTAGTCACTGGTGCAAACTCCTAATTAAGCTATTCTAATAATAGCATTACTTGCATCAGCAGTTGGAAACTGTATTGTAAAAGTACCAGAAGTGGCTGTCTTATCCCCTCCAAAATCTAAAACTGCAACTGCTGGATTTCCGGATGATGTATTATATATTAATGCACCTCTTGCTGTAAGTGAAACACCAACAAAAGATAAGTTTGCAAAGTCTACTACAGCTGTGTCACTACTTAAAGTAGGTGTCACAGGAGCAAGAGTTCCTCCTCCACTTGTATATCCAGATGGTGAAGATACTTGATTGTCACTTGTAAAAGAGGTTGTTGACTTACCTAAAGTCGCACTAGAAGTATACATTGCTAGTTTAAAAGTGCCTCCTCCAGGATTAGTAAAATTATGCACTCCTTTTAAAACATCAGTCTTAAATACATTACACACTGCACTTGTTGTTATTGCCATATTTTTTCTCCTATAAAGTTAAGGTGAAGGAGATTGAACAGGTAATCTCATTACACCATCGTCATAATCAGCACGTCTACGTTTACCCATTTGTGTAAGCATAAATGTCTGTATAGTTTCATTATACTTATCTGAATACAGTTTGTACATATCCATAGGACCTTTTAAATAACTAAAACATTCTACTAATACACCATACAATAATAAATTTTCTGCATGTGTGGATAAAAATGTACTTTGAGTTGAAGTAAAATGATCAGGGTCTCTAATATAATGTAATTGTACTTCGTAAGATTTATCTGGCTGAGGAGCTAGAACAATGTTTTTATCATCCCAGTTGGCATAATATTTTGGTTGTCCAGTAGCATTAGTAGGGTTAAATTCTGCTATAAAAGAAGTATCTCTTTTTTCCAAAAAATCTCTTACATTACTTTCTATTATTTGAACTGAACGAATACTAATACAATCATCAGGAACATTTAAATACCTTTCTGTACCAGATTGTAAAGTAATAGCGTATTCTCTAATATCATCATAATCAACTTTATTTGCAATATCTATTTCTGTGTTTCTAATAAATTGATCAATTAAACTATCTGTTAAAACATTAGAATCTACTTCAGTATAGTTTCTAACTTGTGTTAAAAAGTTTGAATGAGTTATTGTCATGAGATCACCACAGTAAAATTAGTTCCAACAGATACTGTTGCCTCAACGGATGTAAGTTTAGTGCCTAAAATATTATCGCTGCTAGCAGGAGTCATACTTGCTCCACCTGTTATACCCGTATCTTTTGTTTCAGAAAAAAATCCATTACTTATATATAAAACAAACTGTTTTTGTGTATCAGGGTGCATTGGTCTTGGATTAACCAAAGCTATTGCATCAGCTCTTATATGTTTCTTTTTAATCTGTGGGTGTTTAGCTTCAAACTCAGATTTATGAACTATAGAGCCATTCCATTCTTTAACCATTTCTGTATAGGGAAACTCCATACCTGATCTATCAGATATTGCTTTTGATCTTTTACCTCTTGCGTAAGGCATCAATACACCTTAAATTTTCTAGGTTTAATTACCGCACCTTGACCATTGACTAAGCCACCTTGGTTAAGTAATTGTGTCATACCACTTGGATCTCTTTCTAAAGATTGTTTTTTTCTTATATCTTTTTGTATTTTTAATCTTTTCTTTTGTTCTTTGCTTAACTTTGGAGTTTTTAAAAAACCTTTAGGTACTATTGTTTTATTATCAAACTTTGGAGTTTTTAAAAAACCTTTAGGAACTTTATATTGATTTTTTTTCAATAATTTTAATATCTCATCCATTATGCACCTTGTGGGTAAAAAGTTTGTGGAGTAATATATACAGAAGTTCTTTGTCCATCTTCGGTTAAAGCTCTTTGTAATTCATCTTCGTATAATAATTTGTTTTGTTGCACTAAACTTGGTGCTCTCTTCATAGAGAGATAATATGCAAGACCTGCAACCATACAGGGTATAAATCGAAATACCACGTCTGCTT